CAGGCATTAACTTTTCTTTGTTTTCTTTCGTCTGTTTTTCATAACAGCACCACAACCTTTTGCAATACCACCTTGAGAAAAACTAGAAACTTTTTTACGATCTTGAGATATTTTATTAAAATCTATTACCTCTCCACCCATGGCTTTTTTAGGGCCTCTAAAGTCTTTTCTCTTTACGCCACTAGGATCTTTAATCTTACCTGCACAAATCTTTGATGCATAGGCGTTTGCATATGCTGAGGGGTACACTTTAAATTTCCGCTTAGCTGCAGCTTTACCTCTTGGACATAACTTAGTCATTATTTTTTCCTTACTGTTTGTTTAGCTCTAGCGAAAGCTTTTGCGGTAGGAGCACCTTTAGCACCCTTTTTACGCATTTTACCACCGCGTTTACGTTTAGCATGAATATTTGCATAGAGACCAGGTCGTGTCATTATTTTTTCCTCTTAGGCTTTTTCATAGCTTTCTTTTTAGCAGCAACAATAATATCCCCTCTGGTAATTTTATCTCTAGGTGGATACATAGCCGCTAATTTTTTATTTTTAACTGCTTTTTTCTTTGTCTTTTTCATAACTTTCCTATCTGTCAGATATCTCCAACACACTTATAATTATACTCAAGTCATTACCGTTTTGAGCTTGAGCCTGTATTTTTTCTGACTCTTTAGCTATTAGTGGAGCGGGAGCTGCCACAGAGCTGTCAGATGTATCCTGCGCCATATTACCTGTCGCTAGAATTTCTTGGGATCTCTTAGCTTGTATAGTACGATCCGTTTCTAAATTATAACTTATACTGTTACTATCTACAAGGAATACAGATATATTACAATCATTAGCAGTGTCCTCATTTGATACACGAATAGATTTAATTATAGCAGCTTTTTCTGCTGGCACAGTGTATATCGTTGTCAAAGCGTTAGTGGATAATTTAGCTTTAAAATTTGTGTATATATTGGACATTTACGATAAAAAAAACGAACGCCTTTCCTCTTCTTCTTTTAGTGTTTCAGGCACATAAGTGTTATTTAAAATAAATATAACTTGTTCTAGAGTTTGAACTAATTGAGATAACTGCTCTCTACTATATTCTTCTGTTGCTTCTGGTAAACGTGGTGTTACGATTTTAGCCATTAAAATCCTCTCATAAATAAACTACCAAGACCAAAACCAAAAGGACTACCAAAAGGATTAAATGTTGGTCGTTGCATTTCCTGAGGCTCTGCTTTTTGCATATTTTCAAGACTAGCGATTTGATTACCAAGACTACCTAAACCTTTATCAACACTATCTAATCTATTACTTATCGTTTCAAATTGTTTACCTATGCCGCCAACTTGTTCATTAAAACTACCAAGAGCATCACCGTAACCAGTTAATTGTTCGCCAAAGCCACCTAACTTTTCACCAAACTTTTCAAATTGACCAGAGTAGTCTGGCATGATCGGTTGTGGTAATTGTATTGGTGGCTGTATTGGTTGTATACCAATAAAATTTCCAAAACCCGGAGGTCTGTATGGAAGAGGCATTGGTCTGTTAAGTATGGGATTGTTGAATCCCGGTCCAGCTGAAATTAGCCCCGGTTGTTGAATAATACTAGCTAAACCACCACCTCCATCAACGGGAAAAGGTCCTCTTCTTACAGCGAGAGGAGGTAACATATTTGGATTATTTTGTGTAGTGGCTACTTCTAACTCAGATAATGACATTAAGTTCCCCTCATTCCGTCTGGTTTCATATCTAATCTAAGTGTACCATATCTCCATTTATCATCAACATCGCCACTAGATATTCTTACTGCTATCTGCCTTCCTCTAATTCGAGTGTCTTTCTTAGTTGTGCTAGTTGTTACTTCAAAAGGACCATGTGTTCTTTGTGTTCCTGAAGGATATGGTCTAGTTTTCATCGTTACATCAACATTACCTGTTTGATTTTTAAAATCAGGTATAAATCTAGAAATAGACATAAAATTATCGCCGTCTGCAATGTCTATGTCTCCTGACTCAATGTGATTTGCCATCGCTGCTCCGTCATCATTGCTTCCTGTTTCGTGAAGATAGACAAAAGTTCTACCTGCTTTTAATCCATTTATCGTAGAGATAGTAGAGGTGGTATCAGCAGACTCAAACTCTGCAGCGTAAGGAACTTCATAAACACCATAATCTGCCCAAGCACTTCTGGCTAAAGTTCCTACATACCAAAGATTTTCTGCATAATTATAAACAACTAATCTATCTATTTGATCAGATCCACTCGATGCGTAAAACCACATAACTTCATTGTAATTAGAATTAGAAGCACAAAATACGTCTTGTTTTGCATTCTCATTAATATCATCAAATACATGGTCTTGCACACTACAAGGTATTTTTTTCACTGCACCATCATACAAGAAGAAAGAATCATTACTCATCCAGAACGAATTACCAGATACGTCAACTGCTGCATTAATACCAACAGCTCCACAATTAGAACCGATTTGTTTAAAACCAAAAGTTAAAGGTGCACCAATAAACTGCATTTGATATAGAGCTGTGTCTGTCCATATCATGACAGCACCTCTTGATCTAACTGCTGTATTGATTTGATTACCGTCAGTTAATCTAAAAGAACCCGCAGTGTTGGTTGCAGTTGGTGTCCAATCGCTTGTTGACTCTTGATCAGACCACCTAATAAACATGTTATCTTGTGTAGATGTTGTGCCTATTGTTGTTTCTGTGCCTAGACAAATAACATGTCTATCATCACCAGAAACAATCATAAATCTTGATTTTGTCGGTGCACCACTTACTTCTGTAGTGCTCGCTCTATTACTAGATAATCCTGAAGAAGTGTCCCAATAAAATAAGCCACCATCAAACTGTAAGGCCAGCACATCTTCACCCCAGTTGTCTAAAGCCCATTTTTTTGATTGGAGTAACACACCTTCACCACCAGTTAATCCTTCACGAGTGGTGTTCCATGTGCTGGTGCTCCATGTGCCTGCGCCCCAACCATAACCAAACAGTGCCACTGCAGCTCCTGTGTTTACTTGATAACTTGCATTAGCTGTAGCTCCTGTAGCACTACTGGAAGCATTAGCTGGGGCTTGTATAGTGTATGTGTTTGAGCTGGGCACTGTCAAGATCTCAAATTCACCTTGTAAGTTAGCTTGTGTTAATCCTCCAACAGCACCACTTACACTAGCAATAGTAACAAAATCGCCTATCAAAGCGCCATGACTTGCGTCTGTTACTGTTACTGTGGAGGAGCCACTGGTTGTTTCAAACTGAGTTATGTTACCTGTTCCGCTTGATCGAATTGGAGTGATGTCTGCATAACTATCTTCAGAGTAAGCATATAATTTTTTATTAGTTCCATAAATGGCGTATTTAACACCACCAAGGTCAGAGTATGTTAGAATTGCTCTTGTTGCACCTACAAGTGCATCACTTGTAACTTTTTCCCAACCGCCTATTTTTTCTGGTAATCCATAGCGAAAACGAACGTTATCGCAATCTACCCATTTACCTTCTGCGCCGTATTCAGTATTTTGTTTATCTATACCAGGCGCTATCTGTAGTTTTGTTAGCGGCATAATTATATTGCGGTGTCATAAATTCTTATAAAACGATCGGTGCCGTTTACGTTAATACGTATTGCACCTACTTTTGATCCACCTGTATCTGTAGAAGATGAAATGCTTTTAGATCCATCAGCAGCGCTTGTGCCGTCAAATCTTATAAACTCTTGATCATCGTCGCCTTGATCTAAGGTTAAAACTGCTATTGCACCAGTAGAACTAGCTTGGTCGATTGTGACAAAACCACTCGTTGGCGAAGATGTTCCAAACCCTACTTTATCTGCAGAACCGTCAATAAATAATGCGTGTGTTAGAGTATTTGTTTCTGCTCTAAAATCTAAAGAACCACCAGAGTCATTAAAAGTAAAACCACCCCCGTCAAAGTCTATGTTTCCTGTAGCTTTTACACCACCGACAACATGCAACTCTGTTGAAGGAGAGTTTGTTTTGATGCCTACACGGTCATTACCTGCGTCAGTAAAAAACAAGTTTGCATCGCCATTACCTTCGATTCTAAAGTCTAAGTCTGCTGAGGACTCGTTAAATACAAAACTACCACCGTCAAGAGAAACATTACCTGCAACAGTCAATGTTCCGTTGGCCGTGATATTTCCTGCATCGTTCAAGACATCGAACATTGTAGAACCGTCAGAATATAAAATGTGTTTTGCACCTTGAACAAGATTAACACCGGTGCCCCCCGAAGGTTTAAAGGTTAAGTTATTACCACTGTGTGTTGTGGCATCATCGACAATATACCAAGTCTCCACCGCCTCACAACTCATAGTTGTGGCACCTGATAAAGTCCCTGTTAATTTAATAATAGCGTTACTTTGTTCATCTGTAGTAGAACCATCAGTTGCAGTTAATGTGTCATTAGTGCTCGCAATAGCTACTGAAACATAACCCTTTGCTGCTGATTCTATTTTTTGTAAATTGTTGTTTGTAATAGTACCCCAGGTTCCGGAGTTTTCTCCGCTGGCCTGAAGCTCTAAATTTAAAGTGCTTGAAAATGTTGATGCCATTTATATCTCCTTACCCTACGTCATCTAATAAAGCTGCAACTATGCATGTCACTGTAGAAGAAGATGAAATTGCATGTATATCAGCGACAGTTGTATTTGGTAAATTACCAAACCAAGAGTGCCCTGCAGCTATTTTAATTGCATCAGTTGCAGAAGTAGATGCTGTTCCTGCGTCTAAAACAATGTAAACATCATTTGATGTGTCTGTATTTTTTATAAATAAAAAATTTACTTTATCTCCGGTAGCTACAGCAGTTGGAGCAGTGTCATCATCAACGGCTGTGTAATCTATAAAACTACCTGCTATTAAATCTGTGCTAGAATTAGATACGCTTGTCAGTTTATAATACCACTTATCATTAGCATCTGCTGGTGAAATAGTAACATTAGCAGAGATAGTTTTAGATATCTCATCTGGTAAAACTGTTACATTTAAACTTACTGTTGCGTCATTAGCCATTAATCTGTGCTCCCTGGTTCTACATCAGTATAAGTTACTGTTTGTGAATCGTCAATCTCACTCCAAATAAAGAAGTCTGGAGATCCAACAGAAAGTGAAACTAAATTTTGGAAAGCCTCACCAAAAGCTGTTTCTTCTCCAATAGCTGATGTAATTACTCCTGCAGAGGTTGGTGATACGTTTGCTCCACCTGTTGCTACTTCTGTGCCTAAAGAAAATGTTGCCACGTTAGTGGACGGAGATATTGTTGCACTTCCTGTTACAGTCTCGTCTCCAACACTAGCGGTGAAAGATAAGCCACTAACAAAAGGCGAACCTACGTTTTGTACACCACCACCTCTAACGGAGGCTATGGCAAACTCAGATATGGTGCCGTGACCTAATGACATTATCCCTTACTATTTGCGTCTTTGACTGATTTGATGTGAGTATACCAAGTCCCTGTTTTAGCTGTATCACCAAATTTACCATCATTAATATCGTGCCACAATTTATCTAATTGTTCGTTATAAGATAAATATTCTTTTCTTCTCTTTGTTAACACAGCATCTAGTGTTTCCTTAGTATTACCTGCTGTTTCGTATGAGGCAAGTTGAGAATCTGTTGGTTGTGTAAGACCTTCAACATTCCATTTTTTTATATAAATGTTTCCATCTCCATCATTTGCTAATCTAACATCATTTATAAAATCAATAGTTTTTGAATTTGCTTCACAATAAAGTTTTATTTTTGTAGCTAAAGTTGCCATTCTATGTATCTCCTAATCTAACAAATGTTGCATAAGTTTGATTTTCACTCGAATTACCGTTTATGTAAGTTCCATTATTTGTATTGTAAGTAAATCTTACTTTTATGTTTGAAACATCTGTGACATCAAGCAGAGACTCACAAAATATGGCTCCACCTATCGTGCTTCCTGTATAATCAAAATAATTAAATTGCTCTGCAATATCACTATAGGAAGAATTATTTGTAGTTGCTTCTATACCTCCACCAAAATAAGTATCAGTATTAGCTGAGTGCTGCATGACATATCTAACAAGATAAAATCCTGTAACTGGAAAAGAAAATATACCTGAACTTTCTGACATACCATCACCTATTTTACCATAAGCTGTGCTGTCATTCCTTTCCCAATTTGAACTGATAACAGTATCAGCATTTTGTGAAGGCGATGTAATTGCAGCACTTACTCTCCACTGATCAGCCATAGTAATACCACCAAAACCATTGGCTGTGCCACTATTAGTTATCGTTGCACCTGAGTCTATTGTAAGTGTAGAGCCTGATAACACATTCATTGAGTTTGCTGAAAACTTAAAATCATCTGCACCACCAATTTTAATATCTATCTGGTCATCTGTATCTGCTGTGATACTTGTGTCACCATCGACATCTAATACTAATTCATTACCATTTAAATCTGAATTTATTGGTCCACCCACCGCACCAGATATTTCTACAATAAAGATTGATGCTCCACTTGCAGGTGCTGTGGTAAATGTAATCTGTGTTCCGCCTGTAGCTAGTGTATAGTCTGTTCCAGGTTTTTGAATCACACCATCATGAGATACTAATAACTGTGCAGGAGAACCTACTTGTGTTCCTAAACTAAATGTTGTGTTGGAACCATTATAAGTATTACCACTCGTGTCTAAGACAGAGAAGGTTCCGTTTTTAATTGATTGTCCTATGTATGCCATTATCCAGTAAACTCCTCGTATGTTACTATTTTTGCTCTTTCAGATACTCTTTTAGCTTTTATGTCATCAGGTATGGCTGCTCCACCATCTGCTGCTCTTTGATGATACCAATCAGTAGATTTTAAATATCTAATCGCTTCTGTGTTAATTGCATCTTGAGAAACAAAAGCATCTTGTTTATCCATATCTGCTTTTACTTTTGCCCAAGTAACCGCATCAGGTTTGGAACCAAAAATAGCTTGATTATCAGAATCTTTTCCTGTTATCCATTTAACATTATTATTAAATTCAGTTTCATTTGTTACCTCTCCATAAACTACAATTTCATAGTTACCAAGAGACATAATTGCTTTTGCACAATTTGCCATTATTCTAAATACTCCGTTATACTAAATGTTGCTCTACCACTCGTTGAAAACACAGATTGTCTATTCCATTGTATTAAATTTGAACCAGAAACAGTTGCTCCCTGCCATTGCCATGCTTTACTTGTTCCTGCACCCCAACTAGCTTTTCTAACCACGACTGTAGGATGGTCATAAACATAATCTACTGAACCACTTACATATCTTGAAACTGTAATTTCTGCTTCATTCGCACCCCCAGTAGTATCTCTAAGAGCATATTTCATTCCTTGGTTCACATCTCCGTGGTCTGTATTTACAGATGCACTAATTTGAAATAAAACTATAGAACTAGCACTTACTGGTGAAAAAGTAATTGCCATAGATGTTAAATTTGTAAAACTTTCTGAATTTATACTTACAGCAGAAGTCCCCATTACAGATTTCATTTGTAAAATTTTACCAAAGCCTGTGGCTTTAGCTGCAGTTACTGCATCATCTGCTATATCTGCTGTAGCTATTGTGCCATCTGTAATACCACCTGATACTATTTGTGTCTTACTCATCTATCCTCCTATGGTTTAGTAGGCCAAGTTGCGTTCTCGCACTTCTCTACTGTATCTTT